GTTCCAATAGTATCATCCACAAAACTAGCAGCCAACTCAGTAGAGTTATATTTCTGGAAGAATCCATTGGTTCCAAAGGTAACAGAATCTTTTACATCATCGCTGTCTAGGGGTTTCCACTGGTTTGTGCCTGAGTCTGTTTCGGCAAAGGATGATGGAGTTAGGGCTGTGCCGTCTATAAAGTAATACTCAGCTAGGTAGAAATCTGCTCCTGTAGAATTATTATATCTACCGATTTGAAGATCATACGATGCATTATTTATTATTGATTCATAATCTTCAGATGGGTAAGTAGTTGTAGATAAATCTTGCAGAGTACCGTTCACATAAATCTTGCATCTATTTGTATCTGTACCTTGAGTAGTATCAACAGTTACAACTACATGGTACCAACTTGAAGGATCACGGTAAAAAGCAGTTGTCCCAAGAACAGCGCTATTCGATCCGCTATCTCTAGCTTGCCACCTTATATGATCGTCAGTAGTGAAGAATACATTAGACCAATTATTGGCGTCATTGTACGCGGTAAGAAGAATATCTGTGTCGGAATCATCTAATTCCCCTCTCTTTACCCATACACTTAATGTCCAAGTTTTTCTGTTACCGTTTGAAGTTATATTCCTAGATAAATAACCCACATCTGCAACATTAAATCGCAACGAGTTTTCAATCTCATAATCTGAGACTGCACTCGGAATTGCTGAACCGGGAAAAATCGCCATTAGGCATATATCGCAGAGTTAGTCAGCCAGACATCAGTACCATCGCTGAAATAACTCAGCAAGTAGGTTCCTGCTGTAGAGACTGTAGTTGCAAGGTTTGCATCGCCCTTGGAGTTAGCATGAAGAGATATGGTTTCTCCTCCTGAATTTATAAGTTTAATAAATCCCGATTGCCCATTAGCAATGTTGGTGAATGTGATAGTAGTTGATCCTGATGGAGTGGTGATAAAGTTCTGACCACCGTTCATATCGTATGATCCGTCATTATCTGTAACCGCTGTGGCTCTCTGTGAACCTGTCCATGACTGGTCTGCGGATAATACTGCATCACCTACACCCTTTGCATCTATCTGTGTTTGAGCATTAGAAGATAAGCTATTTATGTACTGGAACTCTGTGCTTGTAACACTACCATCAGCTATCTTGGTTGCGTCAATGGCAGCACCAGAAGCTATACTAGCATTGACAACCGCATCAGATGCTAGTTGGTCAGCACCTACAGCGTCATCACCAATCATAGCCTGTTCTACTGCATCATTAGCTATGGTTACCGCGCCTGTATTAGCCATTGTAACATCGCCACTTAGAGCAGCAGCCGTAAATCCAGTGCCATCGCCTATCATAATCTCAGTAGTAGCTAAAGCAAGGTCAGAGGGTACGCCAGAAGAATCAGCATTTCTTACCTTTACTGTGTTTGCTGCCATGTCTGCCAACTTAGCGTTTGTTATTGCACCATCAGCTACAGTAACAGCTTGCCAATCAACACCATTTGTTGCGCTACTGTTCGCGGTTAGAACATAAGTGTTAGTGCCTACAGGTAGCCGAGTCTCTGAGTCTACTGTGTTGTAGACAAGAAGATCACCTTTAGTTGTTAGCTTATCATCACCAACTACGTTTACCTTCTGCCATTCTGAAGCAGAGGAAGAATACTTTAAGTATTGGTCATTTGCTGCTGATGTAGAACTTACAGATTCACCCTGTATCTTGGCAACATTCACAACTCCAGCATTTGTCATTGTTGCATCACCAGATAACGCAGCAGCAGTAAACCCTGTGCCATCACCAATCAATATTTCAGTTGATGCTAATGCTACATCTGAAGGAACCCCAGATGAGTTAGCATTCCTAACTTTTACGGTATTGGCTGCCATATCATCTAACTTAGCGTTAGTAACATTAGCGTCAAGTATTTTAGAAGTGATAACCTTACCAGCTCCAATGCTTGTAACGCCAGCATTAGTAAGTGTAACATCACCAGTAATGGCTACAGGATTATAACTGGACCCATCAGCAACCAGCATATAGGCATCTGTATTAGTTGCCATAATTATATCATCACCTGATATAGTAATGTCAGTGCCAACCGTTAAAGACCCAGAAGTTGTTACCGTAGTGAAGGCTCCTGTTGACGCAGAACTCGCTCCAACAGTTGTCCCGTCTATCGTACCTGCATTTATATCAGCGGTAGTTGCCACTAAACTTGTAGTTGTTACTGCTGCTGGGACCGCTCCACCTATCACAGCACCATCTATTGTTCCTGCATTCACATCTACAGAGTTACTTGTCTCTGGGTCTACAGCTAAAGTAATCCAAGCATTGTTAGCTTGGTTCCGTATCTTTAATAAGTTAGCAGAGGTGTCTAACCAAACCAGCCCCATAGATTCAGCAGCCGTACCAGTGATAGTAGGTGCTGATGATTTTGCTATGATGACCTGTACCGCTTGACCTGGGCCTACACCACTAGTAGAGCCGTCTGCATCCGTTCCCATTGGAAACGTCTTTTGCAGAATTTTCTTGATTAATTGCAGATGGTCATCGCCTTCAGATACAGGATCAGAAGATAATGGGTTTGTGCGTACTAATGCGCTTATATAATTACCAGTTTCTAGTGCCATAGTTTACACCTTAATAGTAGCCAGACGTGTTCATAACTCTCATCTCGGAGCCTGAGAACCTATCTTTGTTGTCTTGTTCTTGCAAGTCTGCTATTGCTTGTCTAAATCCCCTCTCCCATAAGGGAACTCTCTCATCATTCATTAAGAATGGTTCTGCCTGTAAGAGAGCGCCATATAGATAAAGATCAGGTGCATTCAGTATTGCCCAGTTTGTTGGAGCAGAGTCAGATAAAGCAGTCAAAGCCTTGTAATAAGTCATACTATACGTATATACACTATCCGGTGTTGGTCCGAATAAAATATTCTCTCCCATTATAGTATAACTGTTGGGCCTTCCATTCACGCTCCCAGCTCTTATTCTATACATTATTTCTGGGGTAATGTAAGATAAAGAAACTATCGGACTTGTCTCTAAATGGATTTCTCTCATCTGCAAGTATCCTGTTGGAAGAGCATCCTCCTTGCTCCCACTAGGGGTGCTATCAGATACTGTAGTTTCCATAGCCCTTATTCGCAATGTCCTGTTGAATATTGCTTCTGCTAATGAGATGAATTCCGGTATTCTAGATGACAGATCATCCCTGTCAAGCCAGTTGGCGACAGCGGTTTGAAGAGTACCGTATGTATTAATCGCCATATCTTATGACTTACGAGAAAAGAAATATATTCTCTGGTTAAGAATAGCGTAATCTGTTTGGGTAAATCCAGGTTGTCATGGTCTATATAACCACATAACTATATCCTCGTTGGTGTGGTCCTAAAATATTTATTATCAGGATCGTTAAGATACTTCTTCAATAGTTTAGGATCTTTCTGTATTGCACCGTTAGTTTCCTTCATCCACATTTCATACACATTAAATGGGATAGTGGCAACTCTCATACCATGCCTTTGTTTGCCAGGGGTTAGAGGTGAACCATAAGAGTTAGCAGCAGCTTTGGCTTCCTCTATAATCGGTTGGGCATCTTGTACGGTAGTAACTGTTATCGTGCCATCTGGTTCGTCAGCAACATAGGTTGGTCTTAAAGGATCGAATTTCATATCGGCATCGCCCCTCTTTCTTTCATAATATCTTTTGCTTTCTTCATCACATTCTCTGCATGTTTTTCTGGATTAAAATTTCTTTCAGAAGCCTTTTTAGATTTCTTTTTTGAAAGTTTCTTTTCGGTTTCCATATAAGGTTTCTCCCTAAACCATAAAGTAAATATCCACTTTTCCCCCTCTCTGGGGGTAGTACCCATATGCATTGACAATGGGTGAGGTTCATTATCTTCATCAAGGTTACCAAACATAATAACCCTTCCTTGCATAGACTGTATACCAAAGCCTAGATGTGGGAATACTGTAGCAGCATCTGAATCATTTAGACACCCAATTATAGTAACGGGCCTATTACCACATTCCGCTACCCTAGCTTCTAAAGGTAAATCTTCGTTACTAACGTAAGCATCCCAATGAGGCTTGTATTCTTCTCCAGGTCTGTATCTCTGGATACTCATTGTTTCAGCATGGGTTACTGGTAAATGACACATACTAGCCATTGACTTGTAAACTTCATCAATAACTTCATTCTCGCCAAAGTCTACACCTATACCGCTACTCGTTCTTAACTCATCCCTTATATCTTTTCCATTGGATGCGATAAGGTTAGGCACTAAACCAACGCCTTTAGCAAGAGAAATAATGTACTGGCAGAGATCATCTGCCAGCACACTATCCTGTACTACAATCGTAGGTGTATTATTATACACTAACAATGTTACGTAGCTTTACAACTCACGATTGCGCCTGAAGCGCGACCGTTCTTAGCTTCAAGACCGTATTCCGCAAGCATCATCTGCTTCACGTTATCACCAGTCTTTGCAAGATTGAGCGTCTGGAAGGGGCGTAAGTAGTTAATTGACCAGTAGTCCCAATCAATTACATATACAATCCCTATGCTACCCTGATCGCAAAATCTATTTGGAACAAACTTAAATGTACCAAAGTCAGTAACTACAACATCAACAGCGTTGACTGCATGTGCCTGTTTATCACCTTTAGTGACAGTTCTAAGCTCCGCTATGGACGCACCTGCTATTGCAGATAACTTGACTTTTAGATCAGGTTTGCAAAACATAGTATCTGGAGAGCCACCAGCTTCATAGCATCTCTGTACAACGAGATCAATGTGAGCTTGGGTTAGCGTCTTTGTAGGTGTAGTACCAGTCTTAACAGCAGTACCATTAGCATAGTTACTAGCGTCAACGTTCACCAAACCAACGCCTGTACCATCACCAGCATCAATTAGGTTAGAGGTAGCTGTGGTTTTTGCACCCAACCAAGACTGTAGGCAAGCGGTCTTCGGCGCGGTGCTTGCGTTACCCACTACACGAATAGAGTTACCAGTCAACATGAATTCCATGTCTCTCTTGATTTCCTTGGCCCTCTTAGCCATTTGATAGGCTTGCGAACTGCGTCTACCTGCAAAATCAACCGCTTCAGCCGTACCTGTGGTTGCCACAGTTTTGAAGCTAATCTGCGTTTGGTTCTGCGCCATGACTGTCTCCGAAACTGCCAAGGCATCCGGTACATCGCCCTGGAGCTGTTGGTTAGCAGCCTGAGTCGCTAGCTCGTCTGTCTGCCACTCAAACAGAGTGTTATCACATGTGCCACGACCAGCCCCTGACAGGAACGGTGTGTCCATTGGTGATATATTATATATAATATTACTCAAGTCTTCCCTGATGCCTACGGCACTAAAGGTTGATCGAGAGTTCGTTAAAATTGCCATAATAATTTCCTCACATTAGATTTCGACAAAATCTTCAAACAGACCTGCTGCATCTTGGACGCGACCAGTCTCTTGAAGACGTTTCATTTGTTTAGTACGAATGTCTTTATTTTTGTCAGCCTTCTCTTTTTTCGCAGAACTCCTAACTACTTTAGGTTTGTTCTTTACTTTCTTGGCTCTAGCTTTTAACTGTTTGCCTTGCATATCAGCGAACGCTTTGGCTTCCATGAGAACAAGTATAGATCGATGATCTACAAGTTGATTTAACTCTTCCTGGGAATAACCCCTGGATAAAGCAAACTCACCGATAGATTTAGCAATAGCTCTCTGTGTCTCAGGCTCACCCCATTCTGGTAATATTTGTACCATCTTGGCATGTTCTTCCTCTAACACTTTTTGATGCTGTGCTTGCATCTCCCTATTCTGTTGCTCGTACGCCCCTCTCTGTTTAGTCTGAAGATCACGGATTTTATCCTGCACCTCACGATACTCATCTCGTTTGGTTAGGTATTCTTCCCTGTCTTCTACTTTAAGCCTTTCCCAATCAGTATTTTCAAATTGCTTTGCAATACCGTAGTTAGACTCAATAGCTTGGGACATAGCATTAACGTACTCTTGACGCGCTGCTTGAGTTTGGGCAATCTCGTTCTGGAGGTGTTGCGCTCCATTATCTAACTGCTTTCTGTATTCTGCCAGCTCCTGCGTCTTTTTTGTATAATCCGATTGTCTCGAATAACCTCTAACAAGTTCATCTTCGGTGACCTCTACATCTTCTCCGTTTACTCTTACAGTATAGAGAGCGGTTTCTTCGATCTCCTCATCTTCAGCTTCTTCTTCCTCGGATTCTTCAGATTCATCTGTATCATCAGCAGCTTCTTCTTCTTCGGCTTCTTCAGCTTCATCAGTTTCCTCTGCCTCTTCAGGTTCCTCTTGTTCAACGTCTTCCGTAACTTCTTCAGACGGTTTAGCTTTCTCTTCCTCTGGTTTCTCCTGAGAGTCCAATAGTCCAAGTAATGCTTCCTGCGCTGCACCTATGCTACCTGGGTCTTGCGCTAACTCACCAACAATTTGTGGGTCTGCTCGATTGTCCACCATATAAACCTCCTAAATATAAGGGTGTTGCTTTTCAAGAACTTTAGCCATGTGTCCCGTTTCCACGATTGACGTTATATGGCCCTTTATCTTTTCTAGCAGCCTTATGGCTAACCAGATAGATTCTCTCTGATCTGTATGCTGGGAACCACTTTGCTCCCATTGTCCTAGTAATTCTTTTTTTAATACTTCAAATGCTTCGTTGAATAGTTCATTTTGGAGAAGGTTTTTAGCCCTTATCTCCCTTTCTTCTTTATTCATAATTATCCTATTGCTACTGCTCTCCCTTGTTGAGCTTCTAGGTTAAGTTCTGCTACCTTCAACTGAGTATCTACAGAATCTTTAGCTGCTTCTTGCTGCATCTTCTGCATCTTGACTTGAACATCAGCAGCTTTGATTTCAAGTTCTTTATGCTTCAGTTGCATCTCTGCCTGTTCTAACTGTTCTTTAGGATCAGGCTGTGGGGGAACTGTATCTGGGTCTGTCAAGAAGTCATCTACATTCTGGAAGCCCATATTCTTTACGAGTGCTGCTCCCATGTTATACATGTTCTTCTCATTAACAATCTTCAAACCACCTCTCATGGCATCTCCGGCAAATGAAAGCATTGTCGTGAGGTGCATAAGCTGTTGATCTCTATTACCGTTACCTATTCCAACAGATACGCTACAATCATACTCCTCTCTCCACATATCAGGTCTTACAGGAATCCACTTATTCCTAAGCATTACAACTCTTTCCTTATCCTGATTCTTGAGGACCAATTCGTAGATGTTCTTCATCAACTCTTTAACGCCAGTCTCTGCGAAAGATCTGGCAATAAGCTCAACCCTAGATTGGGCTGCTGTCATAGTTGCATTAACAGCAGTAGCTGTCGTGTGGGATGTTAAAGCGTTATCATTTAAACCCTGGCTATACTTGTTTACACCACTCCTAGATTCTCTAAGTTGGTCAAGGTATCCAAGCATCTCAAAGGATGACTGTTCTAACTGTGGAGTTGCTAACGGCATTATTGCGTTAGGTGACTTAACTCTAACCACTCCCCCTGGTCTTTGTGTTAGGAGATCATCTAAGTTTGCCTGACCTTCAAGAACAGCGTACCTACCAAAGTTCTGGCTGTACATGTTGTCCATGAGGTTTCTCATTAGGGTACTCTTTATCAACTGAATATCCATGATAAGATCAGCAATAGATAAACCAAAGAACTTGTGTGGAATCTTTACTGGTGTAATACTGACAAAAGGAATTCTATCTATAGGTTCGTTAGCTAGAACTTTATCCCCCACTGAACAAACCTTCCTAAGTTCAGCAATACCATCCCCATCGTAATCCGTTCTTATAAAACTTTCATGTAACCAAAATGTTCTTAAAGCCTCTTCTGGTTCTGAAGTTCCAAATCCCTGATAGCTAGCAGACTGATCGTAAGCATACCTGCTCAGTCTTTCTGCTGAATACTCAGCCATATCATCACCACTACCAAGCTCATCAACATCAAATTCATAGCCCATTTCTCTAAGCTCAGAAACAGTCTTCATAACTCTCTGACAAACAAAGTTAGCATCTTCGATAGACTTAGATTCCCTAGCTATTAAGAACTCATCAGGTGTAACATTTTCAATCTTAACCCTACCCTTACCAGCTCTCCTAGAGAT